TTTTCCTTTTAGGGTTATTAAAGCCCTGCTAAACGCTTGATTTCAACGACGTTACTGCTGTCGTCTTCTGTCTTGGCGTTGGTTTGTTTAGCAGATTTATCACCAGTAACTTCAACGCGGCTTTCTGTTAAAACTGCTTTCGCTTCTTTAACTGTCTTGCCATTTGCGTTTAAAACTGCTGGAAGATACTTTTCGTATGCACTCTGCAACTTAGCAGTTTGCACACTTTCGAGAAGTTCGCTCATCACTGCGGCTTTCTCTTTATTAAGTGGTTTCAACATTTCAGCAAGTTTATCCTTGCGTTCTGCTGATTCCTTAATGATTTTGATTTCTTTTTCTTTAGACTCAGCAATCATTGCCTTTTCTTCTGCTTGTGATTTAGCTTCTGCTAGAGCTTCCTCTTTAGCGGCAATAACAGCCTGTAACTTCTGGATTTCTTTGTTCTCATTTAAGTGAGTAACAGCAAATTCTGAAGCAAAGGCTTCAAAGATTTGACGTCCAAACATGTTCTCACGAGCTTGTTGGATATCTTCTTTGAGTTGAGTCATTTCAGACTCTAGTTTCTTAGCAACTGACTCTTTAACAAGCTCTGAGCTACGTGCAACAAACTGTTGTTGTAGTTCAGCTAACTTGTCTTTTGCTCCTGCAATTAAGCGGACTTTTGTTTCAACAACTGCCTGCTTGTCTTGCTCAAACTCTTGAATCTCTTCTGCAAGTTGCTTGATAACAAACTCTTCAAGTTTAGATACACTATTCTCGTATTGTTTGCGATCTGCTCTAAGCTCTTTGATTTCTTCTGCTAATTTTGTTACCATGAAATCGTTGAACTTAGCACTGCTTTCAGTCATGTGTTGCTTAAACTTAACACGGTCTTCTGCAAGTGCTTGCTTTTCTGAAGCGAATTCTTCAAGTTCTGATTGGAGACTTTCAGTTACCATTTTGTCTAGAGCTTCAACCATTACTGTTTTATCGTGTTGATAGCGTTGTGCAAATTCTTCGCGAAGTTCCGCACGAGCAACTTCTTTGGCTTCAGAAAGTTTTGCTTCCCATGCCTCATTGATTGCTTCTTGCGTATCTTCGTTAATGATGCCACTATCTACCAATGGCTTGATAGCATCTAACATCTAGTTCTCCTATTTTAACTTAAGGTCTTTGATTAAGCGTAAAACGCTTTCTTTCAGGTACTTTTGTACTCTTTGATCTTGAGTAGCTTCTTTCGCCACTTCAAATATTTTGTGTCCACCACGCATATTCATTAACCCCTCATAAATTGGGGTTGGATAAGCATGTGGAGCACTTGGTTGTGCGACAACGTCAACAGTAATAATTTCAAAATTGTTAACGTGTCCCGAACTCTCATTAACTTCACCGCTACCACGTGAACTAACACCCAACTTAACACCGCTAGTAATCATAGATTCAACTAGTTTACCCATTGGTGTTGGGAGGATTTTTAGTTTACCGTGACCGCATGGACCGTCCATCCACATGCTCTCAATCATATGTGATACACGATCTAAGTTAATTTTTAAATCATCTGGGTGATCAACTTCACCTAGGACGCTATGACCCTCTTTGATTTGCTCGTTAATTGAACTAACGGCTTTTTCAATTTCATGAATGGGATAAACACGTTGGTTAGCGTTTTTAACACCTCCCTCAATGAATATCCCTTTCATATAAAGGTTCTTACCTTGACCGGTGTTGCTGTCTTCTGTAATGACCTCAATCTTGGCCCGGTCGAATGTAAGATTTTCTTTTAGGTACAAAGCCATATTAATGTCCTAATTTAGTTGCCACCTTTTTCAACGCTGTCTTTGTTGACACCGCCTTCTTCACCTGACTGTGCAGATGGAGCTTTTTCTTGGTCTGCTTTGCCACCAGCTGTGTTCTGGTAATCTTTACCAGGAGCAACTTTAGGTGTCTTAGCGCCGCTCTCTTCACCAGTAGGATCTACTGCGGTACCACCCATGTCGTTTTTACCAGCAACAGTGCTTTGCTTGTTGTCTGCGCCTTCAGTATTACTTGGTGCGCTAACTTTTTCTACGTATTCACGCATTAAATCAATTGCTGTTTTGTTGTACTTAGGTGATGTTGATTCTGCTACTTCTTCAGCATCTTCAACAACTTCTTCTTCTGTAACTTCTTCGTCTTCGGCAACTTCTTCAGCATCTTCAGAAACTTCTTCTTCTTTTTCCTCTTCTACTGCTTCTTCGCCTTCGTACATTTCTAACTCTTCAGCATCGTCTGCCATGTCTGCATGCTCTGGCTCGTCCATTTCGTCTGCCATTAATGCATCAAATTCTGCTTTAAGTTCGTCTAATTCTTTCTCTAAATCCATGACTTTGTCTTCTAAGTCGCCTTCTTCTGACTCGTCATCGCCGCTCATCATTTCTTCATCAGCGTCCATTTCTTCTTCTTCGCCTTCAGGAATGCCGTCGGTTTCGTCTGCTTGGATTTCGTCTACTAAGTCTTCAACTTCGTTACCGCCGATTTCTTCATCAACAGTTTCTTCGTCAATTAGTGACTCGTAAATATCTCGTGATTTTTCAACAACGATATCATGAAATAAAGCCTTAGCCTTATCTTCATCTTCGTTGATGATGTATT